GACCTGATCTTTCATCAGATGGGCCCTCCCGGTGCTAACGCGCCACACGTTATGTGTCACTGACAGCTGGGATACAGTGTATCCCGACCAGCTGTCTTCGATTATCCATTAAGGAACTAAAATGGCAGGGACTACTACTCAAAAACGGACGATTTATTCTCCGGGGGCTGATGCCTTCGGGAATTTTCGAAACCGGTATCGTGTAAGGCCAGGTTGGCCTGAAGATACGAGTAGTGGTATGTCCCGGTCCTACTCTCAAACCACCACTTCTTTTAGAAGTAGTGACAACACCTCGATGGGCATGGAGGAAGATCCGCGTGAAATTCTTATTCAGAATAACGCTCGGAACCTCCGCCCTTTCGATCGTGGTCACGAATTTTCCACTAGGAACGGAAAGATTATTCTTTCGCATCCAAAATGGAAAACAAGAGGTCTCGGGGATACCTTCTTTGAAGGTCCTCTTACCTTCTCTGTGCCTGGCGATAATATGCTTGGCGCAGAGCGTGACTTTGATGCTGGTTCAGTGGATCTTGCTTATGGCGTTACAGCTATAAGTAAGACCTCACCTACTAAGCAGGTAGCGAATCTGGAGCAACTCTTAGTTGAGCTGCGTCTAGATCTCCCAAAGTATCCTGGTTTGTCGGCCACCAACCTTCGTCAAGGTAACTATGTCAGCAGAGGTGCTGATGAGTATCTTAACATGGTTTTTGGATGGCAGCCAACGGTACAAGATGTGTTAAAGATTTGCGAAGTCATTGTCAATACTGACAAGCTCGTAAATCAGTACATGAGGGATGCGGGCCGTCAGGTCCGTCGCCAGTTTGAGTTCGATCCAAAGAGGGAGACAAGGCTTATTGCTGAAGCAGGGAATCAAGAATTCCAGCTTTATGCTTTAAACCCTTATCAACCTTGGGCGAATAATTTCTATTCGTTCCCATTTTTGGACGGCGTAGGTACAGTTTCATTGACCGAAACCCGGTACGAAAAGTACTGGTTTTCTGGTGCGTTCATGTATTATTTGAACAAAGAGAATTCTCCTTGGGCGAATATGCAGAACACTGCAGTGATAGCCAGGAAACTCCTGGGTACCGAGGGTTTAACCCTCAGGCTGCTCTATGAAATTGCTCCATTTAGTTGGCTCCTTGACTGGTTTGTTAATGTTGGCGATTTGATCGCTAACATTGACCTCTTCAGTCGAGACGGTCTTGTGCTTAGGTACGGTTATCTTATGAGGGAAACAATCCTCACAAGGACGTACACCCATTCTGGTATCACCACTCGTGGTGGCAGGACGGGTCCTATCTCTATGACGGAAGTCTTTCAAGACAAACGTCGTGTGAAGGCTACACCTTATGGATTTGGCGTATCACCGAGTAGTTTTAATCCTACTCAGTGGGCCATCCTGGCTGCTCTTGGATTTACCAAGAGTGACCGCCTTCTCTTTTAGGCTTGATCAGCCGATGAAGAGGTTAGTTGGAGTAATATGCTTCAGCTAATAACAAAATTAAATAATAATTCAATAATAATTGAATAATATGCAATTAGGAGATTAGCATGGCTTATTCCGATCCTCAGACCCTGACTGTGTCGGGCAATGCCAAGTCGCTTGCGCGAACTGGCAGTGGTATTGGCAACGGAGTCTTTCAGACTTCCGATGGCGAATACACCCTTTCGGTTTTGCATACCTATGGTAAGCGTAACCGTCGGGCTGTCCGATTTCAGATCAAGGGGTTTTCTGCTGATCCGCTGACTCCGAGTAACAATGTCCCGATTTCGGGGCAATTCTCGGTGACAACTGATTTCCCTGTCCAGGGAATTTCAGTGGCGGACCAGGAGGCTCTTGGGGCTGCACTTTGTACCTGGCTTACTGCCAGTACGAATGCAAACCTTAAGAAACTCCTTGGTGGCGAAGCTTGATCTCATATGACGGAGTCGATCTTATCCTGAAAGGGATTGGGATCGCACTCTTGGTCATAGTTTTCTTCTTCGCCTTCGGATTCGCTTGTTTGCGAATCCTGACTTCTGGGGCTAATCGCCGCAGAAGGCACTGAGGGTTGGTCGGTCATGCTTCGGATTACAAGACTCCTGAAAGGAGCCAGTAATGAAAAGCCTGATCGATCTCCAAATAAGTGTCCTGGAAGAATCTGGGACACAGTGTGGCGTAAGCACCAGTAAGGATGTAAAAACCATCCTTACTCGAGTTAAACACGAAGGTGAGTCATTTTTGATGATCACCCTACCTCAATTCACTAAGGACCTCCAAAGGGCCCTGGCGAATGAAAAGGTAGACTCAACCCTTTTCAAGGGATTTCCCTTGAAAGGTAAGATTCCCGCTTTTCTAAGCGGTTTTCTTAGTCGCGTGTTTGATGAGGGTACTGGTGATCTTCTGCACAAGCCCGACGTGGATTGTATCCGCGCGGTGCTCCAGGTAACTGGTATGCTTGCTAAGGTTGAGATTCAATGCGCCCAAAAGCGTATTGACTCGGCCTTCGCAAAATATGTGCAGATTGAGGGTGAGATCCGTGAGACGGATTTGCGCCTCCGCGGCGAAGACCTCAATATGAGGAATCTTCGTACGTGGACGCATCTCCTTTTCGGTGATCTACTTCACATCTGGCAAAACCAGGTGATTAAAGAAGAGATCATTCCGACTCACGGTCCTGGCGCAGTTGCTGATAAATTTGTCGGAAATGACAAATGGATGCAGCCTGCGTGGCCCGATAGGCTAGAAGACGTTTTTCCCTTTGGGAGATACGCGTATTCTAGTTGGAGTCTATTTCTTGATGATATAGACGCCGGTCTACGGGTCCCTCAGTCCGGAACAGAAAAGCCAGTAAAGGTTATTACTGTTCCTAAGACGCTGAAAACGCCTCGAATCATTGCGGTTGAACCTGTGTATATGCAATATATGCAACAGGGTCTCCGCCGTGCCTTCGAGAAGGCGGTCAAAGTTTCTAACTTTGGCAGCCTGATCGACTACAGTAGCCAGATCCCTAATCAGGAAATGGCTTTGCAAGGATCCCTTCAGGGATCTTTGGCAACGCTCGACTTGAGTGATGCTAGTGATCGTGTTTCCAATCAGCTTGTGCGCTACCTTTTGCATGATTTTCCCGTTTTATTGGGAGCAATCGATGCAACGCGTAGTCGCTCTGCTGATGTGCTTGGACACGGCGTTATTCGCCTTGCCAAGTTCGCATCTATGGGCTCGGCTCTCTGTTTCCCTATTGAGTCCCTCGTTTTTGCTACCATCTCTATGATGGCATGCTATGAGGAATTCAAGGGAGACCTTGAGCCTGGATCACCATACCACCGACGTAACTTCATTATGAAGTACATCGGTTCGGTGCGCACCTACGGGGACGACATTATTGTCCCTACTAGGTTTGCCCGCGCTGTCGCTGATAAACTCGAATCCTACGGGATGAAAGTTAATCACGCAAAATCTTTCTGGACTGGAAGGTTCAGAGAGTCTTGCGGAAAGGAATACTTCCAAGGCGAAGATGTAACATACATCAAAGCCAAGGCTGTACTCCCTTCACGGCAGCAGCACGAAGCTGAGCGAGTCATATCTATAGTTAAGACGAGCGCTCTTCGTAATCATCTCTTCGAGTATGGTTACTGGAGAACTTGTCAAAAACTTGACCAACTTTTGGAGGGTTTTATACCTTATCCAGCTGTTGGCCCGGACTCGCCTGCCATAGGACGCCTCTCTTCTTTGGGTTATGAAACCCAAAGAGAGAATCGCGACTTGTTTCTCCCTCTGATTAGGGGAGTTAAAGTTCACGCGAAACCTCCAATTTCTCAATTGGATGGTTCTGGTGCCCTGATGAAGTACTTCGCTATGGACTCCGAGTTGCCAAACCCGGATAGCGAGCACTTGTTTCGTGCAGGAAGGCCTCCCCGCCTTTACATAAAAGAGGGATGGCTCCGCGCTTATTAGTGCGGATGAGGACCGAGGGTAACCCGGTCCTACAGGGAGCTTAGGCACCCTTGGGTGTTCTATGCTCGGGAGGTGC